TGACCGCCTTGAGGCCATACCCGGCGAGCGTAGCCGACTGGGCTTGGCTGACGTACGCGCCGAACTGGTAGGTGCGCCACGAGCCGGCTGCGGTGGTGTTGTCGGTGAGGTACAGTTCCCACACCGTGTTCGACGGCATCGCGATCAAGGTGTCGCCCACGCTGTCCTTCACCGTCACGACATAGGCGCTCAGGTTGTTGAACAGGATCGTCTGGCCGGTGCCCGTCTGCGTGGCGTCGGGCATGAACACCGAATGCGCCGCATTCGACGTGACGTCGATGATGCGGGCCACGACATTCGGCCCGGCGTTCGCTTCCAGTGGCCACACCAGAACTGCATCTGCCGTGATCGACAGCGCAAGATACGACACGTCCGAGGGATAGATCGTGTTGCCGCCAAACGTCTGGGTGTAGGATGGGCTGCTGGTCATTACGCTTCCTTACGGACCGAGTTGCGGTCGAGTATCTTTGACAAATCTTCCCCGTTGAGCATCTGGGCCGCGCGGTCGTAGTACGACTGCCAAGTGCCGATGCGTTCGTCGTTCTTGAGGAACGGAGTCGCCTCGAGGAGCGCACCGTACAGCAGAAGCTGCGGCGCGTAATCCGTGAGCCAGTTGGTCTGGTTGGCGTCGTCCAGAAGCGGGGGCAGTTCGTAGTACAGCACCTCGAACGGGTACGCTTGGTCCGGGGTCGGCGCGACGATCCAGTGCGAGTAGTCGTAGTCGGCGTAGAAGCCGGGCGCTGCCGTCTGGGTGGCGTCGGGCCAATAGCGACGGACGTATTCGTAGTCCCGCGTGAAAAGCTGCACGCGCGTGTTGTTGCCAGTGCCCGTGCCGTAGTTGAACGACACCGTATCGCGCCAGCGGTCGGGCTTGTCGTACACCGACTGCCCGGCTGCCATCGTCCCGGTAACGACGTTGATGAAGCCCTGAACCTTCAGTTCGCGGGCGATCCGGCGTTCGGCAAGATTGATGAGGCGCGGGATCTGCTCGTAGACAACAGGGTCTGACGCGAGTGTCGCACCGCGCTCGAGGTAGCGCTGCACGTCCTGCTGGAGCGTGGTAAAGGTCATCGTCTGGGCCATAGTGTGTCCTTATACCATCACTTCAGCTTTTTGGTAGCCTATGGCTTCGCCGTGTTGGTGTCCTTCGCCAAGTCCAACACAAACGCCCGGCACTGCGTGGCCACCTCGTAGTCGGTGTCCCAGTCCTTCAACTGTTCGGCGGTAAACGCCACGGTGGGGGCGGCGGCGGGTTTTTCAGGAACGGCGGCACCGTTACTTTCGGGAGCGGCTGGGGCGGAGCCACCATTACAGCTGCCGGGGCGCAGCCCACAAGCTGAGACATAAGCAGCAATGCGCTGGTCACGAGTAGCAATAGCCGCGTCGAAATCATGCTGCTTGGCATCGGCGTTGTCCTTGTTGTCCTGTTCCACCTTGGTGTCGCGGTCGTGCTCCAGCTTGGCGTTGGCGTCGCTGGCCGCTCGCATCTTCGCGATGAGGGCCACATCGCGGGCATCGCGCGCTTTCCAGTGCTCGGTGCGCGACCAGCTTAGCGCGGTCGCGACGCACAGAACGGCGCACAGCGCCCATGCCGGATCGCGGCAAGCCCAGCCCACAATAGCCGAGAGCCACCCGCGAAGTTTGAGCAAGCTGAAAAGCACCCACGGCACTTTACTGGCCCTTAGCGCTCTCGGGCACCAGAACGCCGACCGCAGCGCAAGCCATCGCCACATACGACCACGGGGGCGAGAGCGCCGAAGCGGCGGTAGCGCCAGCGCCGAGCGCGGCCCACGTCGAGGGTTCAGCCAGCCGGGCCTTGATATACCCGACGATGCCCATGATTGCCGTCATCGTCCACCTTCCATTTGCTGTATGATGCTGTTTATGTCAGTGGCCCCGCCGTACAGGGCCGCTTCTGCGGCGCGTCGTTTGGTGAGACCGGGAAGCACTTTGCCGGCGGCTTTGTTCCATTTGGCGAACTCAGCCTTGGCTCCTGTGAAATCGCCCGCTTTGTGCTTGCGCAGAAGCGTGGACGATGACAGGTTTTCGACGCCGAGATTGTAAGCAAAATCGACCAGCGCGTCGAATTGACCCTGCGTGGTGTCCGACGAGCCTACCGCCTCCTGAACCTTAGCTGCAAATTCGGTGAGATCTTGGGTGAAGCGAGCGTCTGCTTGCGCTTGCGTCCACTCGGTTCCTCGGCCAATTCCGGGCCCGGTAGATCCGTATCCGATGGTCCACGGGGCTCCGCCTGTTCCGGGGTCGGGATACGACCGCAGCGTTCCGGTGCTGGTCCGCTGGCCACACCCTTCACAGTGCTTTATTAGCCGTTCTGCATTCTGGCTGGGCGTCATAATCGTCTCGCAATCGGCGCGGCCCCATTACCGCTGCACCAGTCCCAACTTCGTTCCGGCGTACACTAGAACGCCGATAATCAAAGCCGTGATGAATTTGTCCATCCACGCCGATGTTTCCGAGCCTTTACGGGCGCTGTGCTCGAGCAGTGTCAGTCGCTCTTCTATCCGCGTAATGGCTTTGAACGCGCGTTCCATAGCTTCGACGGTCTGGGTCTGCTGCTGCTCCACCAACGCCAACTTCGTAATCGCTTTCGACAGTTCGTTCAGAGCAGTTTTCACCTCGACAACGTCGGTGTGCAGCATCTCCAACTTAACTGAGAGTACGTTGTCGGTCATTAGGCGGCCCTTTGTGGATGGCGGGCTTTTGATAGCACAACGGGGCTACGCTGTGAAGTATTCTAGGTTGGCCTTGAGCCGTTCATTGGTGGGGTCTTTTTCGAGGGCCAAACGGCCCTGCTCGAGCGCCGAATCCTTCAGGCCGAGGTGCCAAGCTGCGATGGCGGCATAGTCGTGCGGCAACGCGCCCCAGACTTCGGGGTCGACGGTGTATACCCACTCGCGGTTCTGGATGGCGAGCGCCGACATTGCGGCACCGTAGCACTCCGCCCACTGCTGGCGCTGGTAGGTCAGCTTGGCGATCTCTACCCACGGCTCGCGGGTTCCGGGCGCTTCGACAACGCCCAGCCGCGCCATCTTAAGCGCGTTGTCCCAGTCCCCCAGTTCAGCGTACGACCGCGACATGACCCGGTAGGCGTAGCACCGTTCGTTCTGCCATGTGGCTCCGGGCAGCGCGAGGTAGCGGTTGCACTCGTCGATGGCGCGCTGCCATTGCGCGTGGAACGACAACTCGCGGGCGTAATAGAACGCGTTGCGGGGGTCGACCGGGTCTTCCTTGACCGACATTTCCAGCAGCGGCAGGTACTGCCCACGGCTCTTGGTCGGGTCCGGTTTGTGGATGACCATGAGCATGTCGGTGTGGGCATACTGCTCGTCGATCAGATACGGCACCGGGTATTCGTGGCACGGATGCAGCCAACGGTACCCGGTGCGCGCGTGGATCTTCTCGTAGTGGAAGATGATGCCGGCGCCCCAATCGAAGCCGTAGCGCAACCGGGTCGTGCCCTCGACCCAAACGCGCTCGATCTCCTCGCGCCAGCCCGGCTGCAATTCCTCGTCTAGGTCGAGGCTAACGCATACATCAAAATCCCGAGGTACGAGAGCAAGAGCAGCGTTACGAGCATCATCGAACCGCCACGGGGTGATGCAGATCTCATGGATTGTCGCCCCATGTTTTTCAGCCAACTCGACCGTGCGGTCGGTGCTGCCAGTGTCCGCGATGAGGATCAGGTCTGCGTCGCTTGCGGCGGTGCAAAACCGTTCGACGAACAGTTCCTCGTTCTTGCTGATAGCATATACGCAGATCTTTAGCGGCAGCGGGGTGGAGCCGTACAGGTACACGCCTATCTCTTGGTCCAAGGTGCTGAACAGCGGATCGCCAAAAGCCTCGCGAACTTCTGCGTCCGACCAGTCGTCTTTGACGTGGCGCTCATAAGGATTGCCCTCGTACTCGTCCTGCGGATAGTAGCCGATAGGTATGCTGACAATAACGTAGTCCGCAAACCGGCGCAGATTGGCAATGACGGCTTTCGCCTCGTCGGCGGTCATGTGCTCCAACACATCGCCTGCTATGACCACGTCCCACCGCTTGGTGGTGTTTTCCGTGTCCCAGTCGCGGATGTCGGAAACCACTATGGTGTTGTACAGATCGCGCAGCCCGTGTTGCTCGATGTACGGCTCCCAGATCTCAACGCCATCCCAATTGGTGCTCGGGAACATGCGCGCGTATGTTCCCGAGCCAGCCCCGATATCCAACCCGGACTTCGGGTTGATGCGCTGCATGATGCGTTGGATCGCGGCCTTGCCGCTGTTCGAGCTGAAAGGCATTTAGACGTAGTCTCCGCGCCAGCAAGCCCTCCCTCCGACGACCTCGACCAGCTCCGGTGGCATCAACGCCCCATCGCGAAAAGTCAAGATGGCAAAGCCCGAGCACCACGGCTTGGCGTTGTATTCGGTGTACTCGAACTGCGGCCCGCCGGCGTCGGACAGCGTGCCGGTGTCGACACCCCAGCGCCGGCCATTGTAGTCCCCCCCACGGCGTAATCAGCAGGCGATGCAAGTGCCCGGTCACGATAGTGCGCCCGGATTTCAGAGCATTGTTGTAGCCAGCATGAATGCCATTGTGCCAGCGATGCTTGACGATGACGTCGTCGTTGATCTCGGTCGCCCACTGCATTTCCCAATCCGGAAAATGGTCCTGCAACCGCATCATCGGCATCTTGGCAAACTGCGGCACCGACGTGCAGAGCCGCCGCTCGAAGTTGAGATCGTGGTTGCCGATGTTCCACAGGCACTCGGTTCCGCGAGGTGCGGCCAGCCGCAGTTCGTGCAGGTTCTCAGCGACAGTCTCGATCTCCTCGAGGACCGAGGGTTTTTCCGACCAGCCGTTGGGGTCGTGCCGGTTGGTGCTGGCGCCGTCCACCATATCGCCATTGGCGATCAGGACGCGGGGCTTGATCTTCTTGGTGATCTTGAGCAGCGCTTCGAAGGCTACCGTGCGTTCTCCCGGCCAGAAATGGCCGTCACTGAACACGACAACGTGGCCGTTTTCCACCCCTACATTCTTGACGTTCTCGAACACCGGACGCCAAGGTTTTTTGCCGCTGCGCACCGGCTGGCCCATCCGCTGCTCGATGGCATCGCGGCGGCGGTAAACAGTGCGCTCGTTGACCCCAAGCAGCTTGGCCGTCTTGTTAGGGCTGTGGCCCGACCGCTCCCAAGCCTCGAGAAATTGTTCATCAGTGACCATGTTAGGACCGCTTTCTGATTTGTGGTTTGCCGAGTTAGTGCGGGGGCCAATTAGGTCTGAGGTGCCCACGGCAGCGGGAGCACGACGACTGGAGGGGCTGCCTGATTTGCGATGTCTTGGGCGATGTCGTTTTCGACGGAGCTAACCGCGTCGGCGCCAAGATTCGCCTTGGCCCAGCCAATTGCGATCTCCGGGGTCACCTGAGCGTACGGGACAAACGTATCGTTAGGGTCGAATGCGACCCCGACGACATTGCTTCTTTCCGCTGTTTTTTGGCCGTCTGTGCCCGACACGGTGTAGAACACGGTGACGACCTGTTGATTTTCCGGCAAGCAGACCATCTGGCTTACCGACCACGTATACGGAATGCTCATTACCCTGCTACCCATGCGGTTCCGTTGTCAAAAACAGGACACTTGACTGATCCGCCTCCAGTAAGTGTCCCGAGGAATGTCGGCAGCGTAGCATCGGTAACGTGCGCCCTGCGACCAACCACACCGGCAGTCGGAAGGGTCGCGACGGTGTAGCCTTGGGTCTGGATCGTCCCGGTCGCTATCGTTGACCCGTTCAGCGTAATCTGGCTCGTCCCACTCGTAGAGCCGATTGCTACGACTGTGGTGCTGCCCGATAGACCGTTTGTGCCGATGTTAACGGTTCTAGTGTTGCCTGAGGTTGTCGCCCCGGAATGGAGGTTTAGTGTCTGGGAAGCTGTAGATACGCCAACAGAAATTGTTCCGGTCCCAGATCCCCCACCTACACTAATAGTGCCTGATGAAGAGGCTGAAATAGAAATAGACCCATTGGCTGTAAATATCTGGGTGTTTCCAGAGTTCGAACCAAGCTGCAATGAGGTGCTGTTAAGGAGTATTGAATAAGCGCCGGCAGTTGCTGAAAATGATCCATTAACAACCAGAGAGTCGGCGCCAACAGCCCATTTTGCCCCAGCAACTACGTTTGTACCTGCCAGAGGGGCCGCGAAGTATGTGCCATACAATGCTGATACGATGACGCCGGTGTTCGTTGCCGCATAAGTCTGCGCCCCGAACAGGTTCATGTAGGCGGTGAGGACTACGCCAGACACCGCAGTGCTGGTGTCTGTGAAGGTGGCAGCATTTTGGATGAAGTTGATGCCGCTGGTGTTCCACGCCGCGTAGCTGTTGGATGTTCCTGCCGAAAACGTGGTCGGGCCCGAAACGGTGAGCGTACGGGTCGCTGATGCGAATTTAAGGTTGCTGCTTTCCGACAGGACCGAGCCCGTGTCGAACATGATCTGGCCCGCAGCGCCGCCGCTGGTTGCGGTCGTACCAACGGTGAGGGTGCCGCCACCACCGCCCGTACCAAAAGGTCCGACAGTAGAGCCGTTGACCTGAGCGTAGACACCCGCCGACGTCGACCACATGTCCCCGTTTACCGGGCTAGTTGGGGCTGTGCCGGGGGTCAGGTTGATGCTGGCAGCGGTGGTCGAGGACGCCTGAAACGTGGTTTTGCCAGTCGAGGCAATCGTCACCGCATCCGTCACCCCACTGTTGGTGACGAAGTGGATCGCGTTCGATGTGGCTGTGCCCAGCACCAGATCGCTGCTGTTCGAGTACAGGTAAACCGCATTGGCGAGGCTCAGCGCTCCGCTGCCGGTGAACCCGGAACTGTTGATCCCAAAGTCGCCGTAGTAGGTAGCTGCCGTGCCGTTGTTGTTCGACACGATGAAGTCGGCAGACGCCGCAGCTCCAGAGTTGCTGTTCTGGAGGATCATCTGGTTGTAGCTGTTCTGGCTCAGCGTGTACGATGAGAAGATACCAGTGTCGCTATAGGTCAGCGTGCCATAGCTGTACGCACCGGCGGTCAGTGCCGATGTGATCGTGCCGTTGGCGATGTAGAACGGTGTCGTGACGCTGGTCGTGAATGTGGGCGCCGTCGAACTGAGCGACGTCCCCCACGCGGTACCGGTCGACACCGCCAAGCCAGCGCCGGG